CACATTCCCTGCTTAGATTGCGACAAGATTGCAAGAAGGATTGTAAGTGCTGTGCGAAGTAAGTTAGACCCGCTATCTGGTGATTTTATGGGTGCTACTAGAAAGTGGGAAAAGAACAGAGCGCAGAAGTTACAGCAAGAACGCAAGGCCAACTCCTAACCGAAGCCCTGCATAATACACCTCCATAATGAGAATACTCACGGAGTTTAATAATGGCAACACTAATAGACGAGCGTCCAGAAGACGTCGAAACTGAACATGAAGAAGTAAGTCAGATTCAAGAGGAACCTCAAGTAGAGGAAACTCCTCAAGAACAAGAAGAAATCCCTGATAAGTACAAAGGAAAGTCAACCGCTGAGATTGTAAGGATGCACCAAGAAGCTGAGAAGCTACTAGGAAAGCAAAGCGGTGAGGTAGGGGAGCTTCGTTCAGTAGTAGACAATTACATCCAGACACAACTCGACACCAACACCCCAGCAACCCAAGAACCTGAAGAAGACATAGACTTTTTCTCTGATCCCGACAAGGCTGTCGAGAGAGCGATTAAGAATCATCCTTCAATTAAAGCTGCTGAAGCACAAACTCAGCAGTACAAGCAGCAAACAGCGCAGGCTCAATTGCAACAACGTCATCCTGACATGCAAGAGATTCTGCAAGATGGTAAGTTTGTTGATTGGATTAAAGGATCAAAGATTCGTACTCAGCTCTTTGCACAAGCGGATACGCAGTATGACTACGAAGCTGCTGATGAGCTTTTCACTATATGGAAAGAGCGTCAACAAACAGTAGCTCAGACTGCCGTTAATGAGAAAGCAAGCAGAAAAGAAGCTGTCAAGACTGCCTCAACGGGCGGTGCAAAAGGAAGTGGCGAGACAGCATCTAAGAAAGTCTATAGGCGCTCAGACATTATTAAACTAATGCAAACTGACCCTGATAGGTATTTAGCTTTATCTCCAGAAATCGAGAGGGCTTATGCTGAAAAGAGGGTTAGATAACTAATCTCTTTAAGGAAGTATTATCATGGCTACATCAGTATATCCCAATATGGGCGGAGCAGTAGACAACACTAGCGCAGCTACTTTTATTCCAGAAATCTGGAGTGACGAAGTAATTGCAGCATACAAGAGCAATCTTGTAATGGCTAACCTCGTTAAAAAAATGAGCATGACTGGTAAGAAAGGTGACACCATTCACGTACCTAAGCCTGCTCGTGGTACAGCCACTGCTAAAGTTGCAGAGACTGCCGTAACTATCCAGAACTCTGTTGAGTCAGAAGTTCTGATTAACATCAACAAGCACTTTGAGTTCTCTCGTCTAATCGAAGACATCACCGAAGTACAGGCTCTCGCTTCACTGCGTCAGTTCTACACTGGTGACGCAGGCTATGGTCTGGCTAAGCAGGTTGACAACGATCTGTTTACTCTGGCTAAGTCTTTCGGTGACGGTGATGGCTCTAGCTACGTTAACTCTGGTTCTTTCCAGATTAACACTACCTCTGGTGCTTTGGAAGCCTATGATGCTGACGGTACTGCTGACATTGGCGCTTTCTCTGACGCTGCGTTCCGTGCGCTGATTCAGAAGCAAGACGATGCAGACGTTCCTATGGACAACCGTAGCTTCATCGTTCCTCCTTCACTGCGTAACGCTATCATGGGTATTGATCGCTACACTTCTACTGACTTTGTTAATGGCAAAGGCGTAGAGACTGGCAAGATTGGTAACCTGTACGGTGTTGACGTATATGTTTCTACTAACGTACCTACTCTTGAGTCAGGCGTTCGTGGCGCTCAGCTGATCCACAAGGACACCAATGTTCTTGCAGAGCAGCAGGCTATCCGTTCACAGACTCAGTACAAGCAGGAGTTCCTGGGTACTTTGTACACTGCTGATTGTTTGTATGGCGTTCAGGTCATGCGTCCAGAAGCAGGCTTCACCCTAGCTGTACTTTAAAGCTAAACTGGGGGATTCTTCGGAGTCCCCCTTTCTTTATTCTCCCTTTCTTTTGTTTTCGTAGGAGCTACAATGGCTATATTTAGAGGTGATGGTGGTGCTGGTGACTCCAATACGGATGCCACTATATCTGCTGTTACAGCCCAAGCTGCGATAGCTACTACGAAAGCAAGTGATGCAGCCGCTAGTGCAGTAGATGCGGCTAACTCTGCTACAACTGCTACAACTAAAGCTGCTGAAGCAAGTACATCTGCTACTAATGCGGCCAACAGTGCTACAGGTGTTGCAGCCTACGCAACAGCAGCAGAGAACTCAGCAACTGCCGCAGCATCCTCAGAGACTAACGCAGCCACTAGTGCTACAGGTGCTGCTTCAAGTGCTACAGCAGCCAGTGCCTCTGAGACAGCCGCAGGAGCCTCTGAGACGGCTTCCGCTGCTAGTGCTACCACTGCTACTACTAAAGCCTCAGAAGCCGCTACAAGCGCAACCAGTGCGTCTAACAGTGCTTCTACGGCAACGACTAAAGCATCAGAGGCTTCGACTAGCGCCAGCAATGCCTCAACCTCCGAAAGCAATGCTGCTACATCGGCCTCTAATGCTTCCTCTTCAGCCACTGCTGCTAGTGATTCAGCTACAGCATCTGCTGCTTCAGCCAGTGGTGCAGCTACCTCAGCCACCAATGCTGCTGCAAGTGCTACAGCGGCTGCTGCTTCAGAGTCCTCTGTATCTGCGGATGCTAGTGCAGCGGCTACCTCAGCTACCAATGCAGCCAACAGCGCCACAGCAGCGTCAGGCAGTGCTACAACGGCCACGACCAAGGCTAGTGAGGCAGCTACATCAGCCACTAATGCAGCGACTAGCGCGTCTACGGCTACTACTAAGGCTGGCGAAGCAAGCACCAGTGCTACCAATGCAGCAAGCTCTGCTACCAGTGCAGCCTCTAGCGCCACTACAGCAACTACCAAGGCTGCTGAAGCAGTAACCTCTGCAAGCAATGCAGCAACCTCTGCAAGCACTGCAACTACCAAGGCATCAGAGGCAAGCACCAGCGCAACTAACGCAGCCACTAGCGAGACTAATGCAGCATCAAGCGCCACAGCAGCAGCAGGGTCAGCTAGTACAGCGACTACTAAAGCATCTGAGGCAGCTACAAGTGCTACCAATGCAGCCTCTAGTGCTTCTACAGCGTCTACACAGGCAAGCAATGCAGCAGCTAGTGCTACAGCAGCACAGACAGCACAGACCAATGCAGAGACTGCTGAGACTAACGCTGAGACTGCTGAGACTAATGCAGCCTCTAGTGCTACAGCAGCAGCCAGCAGTGCTACAGATGCAGCTAACAGTGCTACAGCGGCAGCAGCGGAGTTGTCTACAGCAGCTCTAAAGGCTAATAACTTGTCTGACTTGGCTAGTGCATCTGCTGCTAGGTCTAACTTAGGACTAGGTACTGCTGCTACTACAGCGGCTACGGACTATGCTACAGCAGCTCAAGGTGCTTTGGCTGACTCAGCTTTACAATCTAACTCAACTTTAAACGCAGACAACATGACTACTGGTACGCTGAACGGCGGCACATACTAAGGGTATATAACTATGGCAACAAAAATTGTAACAAAGAACAGCTCTACTGCTTCTGCCGTTCCAACAGCAAGTGATCTTGTACAGGGTGAACTGGCAGTCAACGTAGCTGACAAACGACTATTTACTGAAGATAACGCAGGCGCTATTGTAGAGTTGGGTACTAACCCTAGCGGTAATGTAACCTTCCAAGACAATGGCAAGGCTATCTTCGGTGCTGGCTCTGACCTACAGATTTATCATGACGGTAACAATAGTTATATTAGCGACGTTGGCGCTGGTCAACTGGTTATTACAAGCGATGGAACACAAGGTATTTATCTACAAAAAGGCGCTACAGAAACATTAGCGGCTTTTAAGATAGATGGTTCTGTTGACCTTTACTACGACAACGCCCTCAAACTAGCCACCACCTCCACAGGCATCGACGTTACTGGAAGAACAACAACAGACAACGCAACTGTTGGCTCTGGAACAGCAAGCACATACGTTGACTTAACTGTCAATGGCGCATCAACAGCTAACTATGGGCCGATGATTGAGTTGCAATCCGAAGGTACAGCATTTGGTAAAATTTCTAGCTACGGACGAATCCAAGGTGGAACAAGCACTGATATGTTTGTTACCACTGCTTCAACCAATAGCTTAATACTTGGCACCAACAACACAGAGCGTATGCGCATATCCTCCACAGGCATAGACGTTACTGGCACAG